AGCGAGAGACGTAATACCTTACATCCTTTATGTTCGGCACAGAGCCGTATCTGTCCTTGTACTTCACTCTCAAAGCGTCGATGTTTTGCAGGTCATTCGTTATCTCCCTTTTCACCTTACCCGCATTCATGCCTTTGCTGATGGACGCTGATATTGACGCTTCGAGGAAGTCTCTGTAATCGTAGTATCTTCGCCAAAGTCTTTGCGAGATAGTCAGTCCGCCAACGTTCCTTTTCTTGAAAGCATCGGTTGCCGTCTTTCTGTACTCATCCACAATATCTTCATCATAGACAGCGGAAGCACTTTTTACGAGTGTCTGGACGGACTTCTGAGCGTTAGACCATTCCTTATCAATGCCGTTTGAAATCAAGCTCCAAAGTCCTAAAACGAATGAAATTCCGAGTTTTGAAATGCTATCATTCATTTCGGTATGGTCTTTGAAACGGAAGACGTTGCCGTCCAAGCTAATCGTGGATAGCGGAGCGGCAAGCTCTCCATTAAGGCTATCAAGGAAAGTGATCGAGTTTTCCGAGTAGTCCTCCAGTCTGTCGTAAAGAGCCGAATAGCTCTTTTTCTGATTTTGCATTTTCGGTTTCATGGTGCAAAGATACAAAAAGTATTTGAAATACAAATAGCAATAATTAAAAAGTTATGGCAACTTAAGTCAAGTTACAAATCTAAGGGCTAGAACAGTCTAAGAAAAGCCCGATGTTCATCAAGAGCATTCTTATGGACGCAAAGAAAGCAACGAAACTAGTAACAGAAAGGATAGATAACTATGCAAAATGAGGATTTGGCGGCGCATGTAGCCGCAAGGAGCGTGATGGTGATGAAAGACCCACTACCAGCTTATTGCAACCCTAAGAGCGATAAGAAGAGTATTTTCTGTTCAATGGTTCTAAGGTTGATGGACTTAGAGGATAGAGCGTTTGGGAATAACTACTACCAATCCTTAAAGTTGGTTTGTGACTTGTTTCCAGAAGTGGATATTAAGAAGTTGAATAAGGAGCTAGATAAATACATCTAGTTTTATATTATATTAACTAAATATATATTTGTAATTCAAATAACTTTTATACCTTTGTAGAAAAATTCAGAAAAAGATGGATTACGAAGTACCCGATTGCATTTTCCCCTCTGACAATGAGGCGGAGATACCGAGTCTAAGGTTGGATGTTCAGCCAAAGGCTTGTGAGATACCGTTTGTCTGTTTCGGCGAGCAGAGGCGCACGTTCCAGATGAACGGAACAGGCACGCTGCACTTCTACACGGATGACTACCGCTTCAACGCCGTGTATGAGCATCCGAGCAAGATATTGCAACATAACCCCGCGAACATCGTAGAGCCGAACTTCAGTCTGTTCAACGAAATGCCAGTGGCTTTCGGGATGCAAGCGATATACAAGAAGCGGTTCTGCGCGAGGGCGACGCAAGAAAGGGGGATAGGCGTGTTCGTGGACTTGAACGTGGCGGGCAAGTTCTACCAACTGAATATGCTCGGCGTGCCGATGGGCTACCACTCGTTCTGCACACGCGGCTATTCCGACCGCTTGCATTACCTTGAGTTTGAATACGAGATAGCGAAGCAGTGGGCGCAAGACAACCCTCTGATGTTCGTAATCTACGGCGGCGGTCTCGAAGTGAAACGCTTCGCCCGCCAGCACAAATGCATATACATCACTCCTGTCGTGACTTGCAAGAAGTCCAGCAGGAGGTCTCTCGACGCAATAAAGAGTAATATCGCTTTCCTCGGCGAGGAGTTCGACTTGACGAAGAACCTGCCAGCGGAGGCGACAAACATTTTCAACAAACAAATAGAAGATTTCAGAAATGGCTAAAGGAAGCGGAGGAACACGAAATTTCTCTCAGAGGGGTTCTCGTCAGTATGAGAGCAAGATAAAAAAATGCTGCGTATAAGTCCGCAATGACTTTCTCGGATAGTTACAGTAACTCGGAGGGGTGGTACAAGTCAGATGCTACCGTGAGAGAAGTCCGAAATATAAAGATAGAAGGAGATACAGTAACTGCGGAGGTGGTTGTGGATGAGACTTATAGAAATATCAATTCAAGCTCAAAGGAGGAGGGCACAGAAGTCTATAACGTCGAATACGATATAAAGAATAACGAGATTAAGAATTATAGAACTAAATATACAGTAGATACAGATTATTAATTATGGCTAAAGCATCAGGAGGAACAAAGTCAACACGTAATGGTTTGACCAAAGAACTTGCAAGTGTAGCAAGTGATATTCGTACGAGAAATACATCCAATTATGAACGCATCTATGGACCAGTAGTAAGCGACCTTTAAAAAGACGATTACATGTATTCAGACAATGGTGCTGGAAAGTATGAAATTCAAAAGGTAACGTCCTTAAATCAAGATAGGAACGGTCAGATAGCTTATGAGGCAGAAGGATATACCTATAACCCCAGTGCTCTTGCAGACAATAGTCCCTCCCAAATAAAAGTTTCACGAAAAAAAATGATGGATATAATGAAGTTGGGGACAGATACTCTAATGATAGAACTTTTAACGTCGATTATATCTATAGAAGAAAAAAGTAAATGAATATAAACGAGATTCTTCAGCTTGAGAACGCTGCCGACATAATCACCAACTTGAAGGAGAAGTCGGTGGACATCCCGCAGTGGAATGACCTGCTCAAAGACTACGAGCCGAGGCTTCACGACATCATGACGAACAAGGTCACGAGGAAATCGAAAGGCGACGGTGAAGAGCCTGCAAGGATACCTGTGGGAATGGAGCGGCTGTTGGTGAAGAGGATGACAGAGTTCATGTTCTCGCCGCAGTCGCCAGTGAAACGTAAATATTCGGGCATAGACGACCAGCAGCGTCTGAAGGAGGTCAGCCAAGCGATAGACGCTATCTACAAGACCGCTCGGATAGACAGCGAGAACTTGAAGAGGGGCGAGAACTACTTTGCTAGTTGTGAGTTTTGTACGGTATGGTATGCCGTAAAGAAACCGAATAAGGCTTATGGCTTTGATAGTAACTACAAGCTAAAGTGCAAGACTTACTCGCCTATGGATGGCACGAAGCTCTATCCTCTCTTTGACGAGTATGGAGATATGCTTGCCATGAGTTTCGAGTACATAAGGAAAGTAAAGGATGAAGACGTTACGTTCTTTGAGACCTATACCGACGATACCCACTACAAATGGCAGGAGGATGGCGGAGGATGGCTGAACGTCACCAACGACCCGATAAAGCTGATGAAGATACCATGTGTGTATGCTTACAGGCACAAGCCGCTGTGGGAGGGACTGCAACCGTTGAGACACGAGCTTGAGTACACTCTTTCCCGAAACTCCGACACGATAGCCTACAATGCATCGCCTATACTGAAAGTGGTTGGAGCGTTGACTGGCGAGGAAGCCAAAGGCGAAGGCAGGAGGATATTTAGGGTGAACAACGGCGGCGACGTGTCGTATGTGTCGTGGTCGCAAGCCATCGACGCTATCAAGTACCAAGTGGAGGAGATGATACGCCTCTACTTCATGCAGTCGCAAGTCCCCGATATTTCCTTTGAGAACCTAAAAGGCGTAGGAGGCATTGGCTACGATGCGAGACAGATGTACCTGTCAGATGTTGCTTTCAAGGTCGGTGATGAAAGTGGCAATTTCATAGAAGCTTTCGAGAGAGAGGGGAACATCATTAAGGCTTATCTTAAAATCCTCAATCCAAAGTGGGCAAGCGACATAGACAATCTTGTCATTTCGTATCAGATAAAGGCGTATATCCCAAATGACGAGACCGCAATGATTGACAGATTGCAAAAGGCGAATGGGGGAAAGGCACTGATGAGCCAAAGGGAGAGTATAGCTGCAAGCGATTTAAGCGCAGACCCAGATAGCACGTTGAATGAGATAAAACAAGAGCAGGCGGAGCAGATAGCTTTGCAGAAAGAATTATTGGGAGGGACACAAAATGGCTAAAAGTAGTGGAGGGACATCGACGCACGCTGGGCAAAGAAGGGCGACGAGAAACACTATGGCTACAAGGCTCACGCCAAGGCCGACAAGAAGACGAAACCGGTGGAGACTTACGTCACGACCGACGCAAGCGTACATGAC